TTGATGAACATGTTGATCCCGAATCCAACGATCTTGAATGTGAACGCGTATTACATTTTAGCGTATCCATAATATCCGATAATTCGTTTAATGTAATATGCTCTTCTGCGTCTTTTGATTCGCCTGATTCTTCAAATAAGTTTTCGTATATATCATCATTTATCGATTTTATTGAAAGTGAATGTACCCCATCTTCTATTTTTAATGGAACACGGGATTTTAATTTACCGTCAATTGAATTATCGTCGTTTTCACTTCCATCTTTATCTAATAAATGTTCATATTCGTCCACTTTAAAGGCAATGTTTTTATTCTTATTGAAAAAATCCGATTTACATAAATAATCTAAATCGTCGAAAATATTTAATTTAAAATCGTTTTTTATCGCTAAAAATGAACCATAATAATCTACCCCGTGCACAAATCCGTGTTTATGTATCAAAATACTCGTTAGAAATGAAAAAAATCCATCAACATATGCCGAATTATTGTGTTCCAATATTTTAGGATTGATTTTTTGTTGTTGTTGTTTTGGTAATGTAATTAGTGTCGGGTCTGTCACATCATATTTACCTATTAAAAACTTGAACGGGTCAAGCAGCGGCGCCATTTTAAAAAAAACATCCTTCTTTTTTGTTTTTGCTGTTGTATTCTCCACGTTTTTTATATTACATCTAAACAAATTATCACAATCGTCGATTTTCTCTTTAATATCCGTAATATACCATTTATGATTTAGATTAATAGAATTATAATTTGTCTCGTTTAATGAAAAAAATCTATCATAAATCGGTATATAATTTTGAATTTCTGAGAGAAACGTTAATTCTTGCGATTGAAATGTCGTAAATAAATCGGTATTCTTACGTTTCTCATAATCGATCTTGAATTTTTGTGGTATTATTGATCCTGTTGTCATTTAGGTAATTATTATATATTTTATATTACCTTTTAACTCATTATTCCTTAATCTATTGTTTTTTTGGTTCATTGTTTTTTGGTTCATTGTTTTTTGGTTCATTGTTTTTTGGTTCATTGTTTTTTGGTTCATTGTTTTTTGGTTCATTGTTTTTTGTTCATTGTTCTAATAAAATTGATTTGAATTTGTTTTTATTATACCGGCAAAAAAAGATAAAGAAAAAGAAAAATAAGAAAAGAAAATAAGAAATGGTAAAATGTGGTCACGATGAGTGTAATAAACAGGCAAATTTTGGGATCGTTGATTTGTCGCCTCAATTTTGCGTCACACATAAATTAGATGGAATGATTGATGTAAAAAATCCAAAATGTGAATGCCTCAGTTCCCAACCCCGCTGGAATTTTGAAGGATTATCTGCTCGATTTTGTTCAAAATGTAAATCGGGTGGAATGATTGAAGTCAATCGAAAGAAATGTTGTTGTAAAAAAACACGACCATGTTTTAATTTTGATGGATTACAGCCAGAATATTGTTCAAAATGTAAATTATCTGATATGATTGATGTAAGTCATAAATTATGTGTATGTGGTATGGCGCAACCTACATATAATATAGAAGGATTGACCGCTAAATATTGTAGTGATTGTAAATCAATAGACATGGTTGATGTAAAGCATTCGATGTGTAAAACATTATATTGTAATATTCGGACTCACCCAAAATACGAGGGATACTGTTTTCGATGTTTTATTCATACATTTCCAGATAAACCGATATCGAGAAATTATAAAACGAAAGAATTTTCAGTTGTCGAATACATAAAAACTCAATTTCCAGGACTGTCTTGGATTACTGACAAAATTGTAAAAGATGGATGTTCTAGCAGAAGACCCGATTTATTATTGGATTTAGGATATCAAATTATTATCATTGAAGTCGATGAAAATCAACATAAAAAATATGATTGTTCGTGCAATAATAAACGCATTATGGAATTGTCATTAGATAATAATCATCGTCCTGTTATATTTATTCGTTTCAATCCCGATGATTATATAAATCAAACTGGCGATAAAGTGAAATCGTGTTGGAGCGTAACAAAACAAACAGGAATATTGAAAATTGGGAATAAAAAAGAATGGACTGCGCGACTAGATTCATTGAAACGTCAAATTGAATATTGGATTCATCCTGATAATAAAACCGACAAAACTGTTGAAACTGTCCAATTATATTATGATGAAAATTTAGTATAAGTTATTTTGAATTGGTTATTTTGTGTTGGTGAGTTATCTATTAATATTTATATTATAAATATATACATATAATATAATTTTTTAATGTCTCTTGAATTACGAAAATTTAGTATGAATTCCATTACATTTAATCCGCGCGAAGCTATGGGTCCAGTCGTGGTTTTAATTGGACGTCGTTGCACAGGAAAATCGTTTTTAGTCAAAGATCTTCTTTTTTATCACCAGGATATTCCAATTGGAGTCGTAATTGCTGGAACAGAGGAGGGGAACGGATTTTACGGTAAATTGGTTCCCAAATTGTTTATCCACAATGAATACAATACGGCAATTATTGAGAATATTTTAAAGCGTCAGAAATCGGTGTTGAAACAGATCAAAAAGGAGATGGAGGCATTTAAAAAAAGTACGATCGATGCAAGGACGTTTGTTATTTTAGATGACTGTCTTTACGATAATTCGTGGTCGCGGGACAAGATGATGAGACTCCTCTTTATGAACGGTAGGCATTGGAAGGTCATGTTAATCATTACGATGCAATTTCCATTGGGTATTCCTCCAACTCTCCGCACGAATATCGACTTCGTTTTTATTTTAAGAGAACCATATATTGCAAATAGGAAACGTATATATGAGAATTATGCGGGAATGTTTCCGACATTTGAGTCATTTTGTCAGGTAATGGATCAATGTACTGAGAATTTCGAGTGTTTGGTGATAAATAACAATGCAAAATCGAACAAAATCCACGATCAGGTGTTTTGGTACAAGGCGGATAACCATAACGACTTCAAATTAGGGAGTAAAGAGTTCTGGGAATTGTCGAAAGATATACATTCGGATGAGGAAGAGGAGAAATATGATCCATCAAACACCAAAAAGCGCGGACAAGGACCCAAAATTAGTGTCAAAAAGACGAAATGGTAGGGATAAATCTTGCTTTTTTATAGGGAAAGCAAGATTATATTACTTTACACCCTTGAAGATTTAAAATGGGACAAAACCCACTAAAAATCAACAAGGTTTGCCTATCTCAAGGCGTGTAAATTTTGGTTTTACTGGCTCGTCTAAACCAGTTGAAGTATTATTGATTCTTGATAAATAATTTGGTCTTTCTTTTTTATTTATCGCATTATAAGCAAGTTTATAAATATTTGTTGCACCATTAACATCTCTATTCCAATAACCGCATCCGTTTTTACAACAAATCAGTCCATGAACTAAAACATTACCGCTTCTAAATGGTTTGGGATTTTCCCTAACCATCGTCTTTTTACAAATACCTATTTCACATTTGGAACATCTACACGATGTCCTGAATTCATCTATTAAATATGTTTGAAATCCTGCTTTTCTAAACAAAGTTCTCATTCCTTTTCCTTTGGTTGCTTCTTTGAATTTCATATGCTGTTTCTGTTCGTAATCACCAAAACATACAACTACATCTTTTTCATTACCAAAAATGCGTTTGAAATTGTTAATCATTTTTTGTTCGCTTTTCTTGGTATTTCTATAACTTTGTAATCGTAGTTTCCTGAAAATATATTTTTCGTAAAACACAAATAACATTCCATTAATTTCACTCTTCTTTTTGATATATTCCTTGAATTTTGTTATGTTAAGTGATTTACGATTGTATTTAGATATTTCAGTTTCCCATTCTATAATCGTTTTACCATTTATTTTTTCTTTTTTCAATTCCAGTTGTATTTTTGAAAACTTCTTTTTCTTTGTTTCTTTTCTTCGTTGGTCTTGTGAATATCTAAACTTATTCGCATCCTTATTATCATTATCAACGCAATAAATTAAATCACACAACCCAGGGTCTATACCCACTATTTTTTTATTTTGTAATTGGGTATAATCGGTTAGTTCGTCAATATATGTTTCACAAGATAACCCCTTTTTCATCATCGGTAGCCGTTTTCCTATTAAATCCTTACGCAATAACAACAAAGTGCAACTTATTCCATCTGTTTCTATCATATGATGAAATTCATAATGTTTTTTATGAAACATTTTTCGTTCGGTTCTAAAAAAGAATTCCCATATTTTATCTTCGTTTCGTTTCAAATTTCCTTTTGTTAAATATTCACTTTTAATTCCTTGTTTTTTCGTCATTAACAAATGAACTAATGTAGTTGTATCTAATCTTATATGTTTTGGTATTATTTCGCTACGCATAGGAAATACATTACTAATTGTTTGTTCTTCTTTTTCTACTTGTTTCATCATAACAATCATACAAGGAAAATAATCAAAAGGACTACACATTAAATCATAAACAATATTATTCTTTTTATATGTAGATTTATTTGGCGTAATAAATTGTTTTTGTTGGTTAATCCAACTAT